CGACGGCGGCGACGGGTCCGGCCGGGTCTTCCGGCCAAGCTAGGATCGTGAAGCCGTCGGCTTTCGCCTTGGCCGCGCTGAGCTGCGTTCGCGCCGCTTCGCCGTCGACAATCGGAATGACGCGGCTACTGGCGGCGTTGGGAACTCTGAATGCATATTTCATTTCACCAGCCCCCAAATCCCCAACCGTTACGCGGCGCCGTCCAACGTGCGGACGGTCCGGCGCGGACGGTTCTCTTGCGACCATGCGCAGCGTCGCACATCGCCGAGAGGCGCGAGATCGCTTTTTGGAGCGCGTTCGCGTCGACACGGCTAAAGCGATTTTCCTGATCGCCGAAGCGAACGCTTGCGACGTTCGCGCCGGTTAGGAGTTGAAGTTGCGCCGCCTGTAGCGCGACCGCAGCCGCGCACGGGTCCGCGGCGAGCGCCGCGAAAAACGCTGCGCTAGGCGGTCCCGGCGGCGCGCATGTGTTCGTCATCGGTTTTCCCTTTCGCCTTCGGGCGCGTCTTCGGCCCCGCCTTCGCGTTCATCCTCTTGCTCGCGACGTTGCGAGGCGGTGACGTAGTCGAGCGGCAGGCCGGCCGCCTTGCGCATCTCGCGCTCGGCCTTGAGCTGCGCGATATGCGTTTCGAGATCGACGCCGCGCTCGGCTAGCACGTCTTCAAGCGTTACGATTCCGTTGGCGAGCAAGAGCGAGTCAGCTTCGGCATCCTTTTTCTTGTCCGCCGTAACGACGCCTTGTCCGCGCCACTTGGCCTGCGTATAGCCTTGCCGCGCGTCCCAAAACGGAAGCGCACGATCGGGCAGCTCGATACGCCCAACGGCAATCGACTCCTCCAGCCACGCCGCATAAGCGTCCTGCATCCACCTTTCCGCGACCGCCTTGCGACGACGAAGGTTGAGTCGATGCGGCAACGCTTGCTCCAAGCGAGAGCTAGCGTAGTTGGAGTCCTTGAATCCGATAACATCGGAAGGTGCGACGCCAGACGCGCGCGCTGCGGAGAGGCCCAAGCTCTTTTGAAAGAGCGCGTAATCCGGGCCGATCTTCGCCGCCTGATTGAGCTTGAGAGAGTCGCCCGGCGCAAGATGCACGACTTTCGCGGCGTCGAGACTGATTTTTGTGTCTGTGTACCAAACGGCGCGCAGGTTGACGGCCGCCTCGCTAATCGCCGCGGCCCAATCCGTCGGCTCGCGTTCGATCTCCAGCCCCTTCAAAGCGCCCTGCGACGGCACAGCGCTTTCAACGGTAGCGGAGAACGAGTTTTGCAACGCAGTGCCGGCGACGCTCAGCTCATTGAGCAACGCGCGCTCGCGTGACGGCGTGAGGCAAGCTAGCAATGGTGACGCGCCCCTGATCTGGCCGGCGAGAACGCGCTCCAAAATGAAGATAAAGCGGTTCCGCCCCCATGCGGTGCGCATCGCATAACGCTTCGGCGTCGAGACTTGATTGAAGTTGCCGAGCGCGATGCGCCGCAGCCATAACGCGCGCAGCCGGCCGCGCTGAGAATACTCGACGCCATTGAAGACGTGGCCGCCGTCAACGGCCATCGTTCTATCCATACACAACATGCGCGGGTCGAGGTTGACGATCTTCGTCGCCATCGTCCCGCCCGGCGCATAGGCGACGTCGAGCGCGGTCAAACACTCGCCGTTGAGCAACCATTGAACGAACGCTTGCGCGCACATTTCATGGACAGTGAATTGTCCGCCGCCGTCGCACTCGACGGGGTCGTTGCAGTATGCGGCCCACTGCGTTTCGATCTGGTGGTTGACCGCGCGGGCTTCGTCGGGAGTTATGCCCGTGGCGATCGGATCGACCTTCGCCGTGAGCGTCAAGCCGGTCCCGATCGCGTTCGTCGTCAACGTGTCGACGATGCTGCGGACGGTCGGGTCCGACAGCATCAAATCTGTCGCGATGAATGTCGCGGCGGTGCGGTCGCGCGAGGTCGCATTCGCCCAGGGCGAAAATCCTCCCGAATATCCGAACCCGAAATTGCCGGCGGCACCGGCGGGCGCGTAGGTCGCCCAGGCGACGCGTTCCTTGCCGTTGACGCCGTCGAAGAGGCCAGCGGACGGCGCGGTTAGGCCGCCAGCGCCGTCGAGGGCGGGCGCGGCCGGGGGCGGCGGGATGATCGCGCCGGGAAAGGCCGGAAGGCCGCCAGCGCCCTCAGCGAGCGATTGTGCGTCACGCGGCATTGTTGCGACCTTTTCCGACGTTGGCCTTGATCTCGCGAAGACGCTTTTCCTTCGCGTCGGCGACGGGCTCGGCGCCGAGCACAGTCAAACCGATCGCCTCGGCTTGAAGAGCGCGAACGAAGGATTCCGCCGCGCTGGCGTGGCGCGACTCCGGCGCCGCCTTCGACAGAAGAGCGATAGCCGCGTCCGACGACATGGGCGAGCGTAGCGCCAACTCGGCAGCAAGAAGCGGCCGTGCCTTGCCTTCGTCGGATTCGAGAATTGCCGAGACGCGCAGCCGTTCGGCGGCGAGCAGACTTTCGACAGAGGTCGCCTTCGCGGCGGATTTGAGGGCCATTGGTTCTTCCTTTAGTTGCCAGTGAGTCTGTGAAACGCAGCGATGCGTTCCTCGATCGGGATGGCGGGTTTCTTTGCGGCGTTCGCGGGCGGCGCCGGGCGCCGGACCAGCAACGCAGCGGCGCTGCACATGACAGCGCAGTCGAAGGCTTCATTCCTTCGCTCGGTCTGTATCCAAACCATTTCTTGCCGCCCGCGCTTGTTCACGCGAACGTCAAGGCGCTCGGCGGCGAGCTGCGCCCAATAGTCGGATTGCAAATGGTCCGGTGTCGCGATTGCGTTCGGCGCCCCGACGGGTAACGTGAGGCCCTTCGCGACATTGAACTTGAGACCGTCGACTCCCAAATTCATGGTGCGGTGTGTCGCGCCTCTATTCTTGCTGCGGGACTCCTCGATCGGCACTCGAGAAAATCCGAAGATACCTTTTGATGCGAAGACTCGGCGGCCTTTGGCGCGTTGCGTCGAGACGAACGGAATGACCATTCCGTTGTTGAACCCGGAATCGACGAGCGCGGCGCTGATTGGAATAACGCGCTTGTCTTCGATCTCGAATGTGCGCACGAACGCGCGGTCGAGGTCCGCCCAGACGGAAGGGCCGGACGTGTCGCCGTTAAGCACGACATGATCGAGAATCCACTTCGCCCCGTTCGCTTTGTTGACGCCCATGTAGGAGCATTCGAGGCGATCGGTTTGCACGTCACAACCGGCGACCACGAAATCGATCGCCTTCGGATATGGCGCGGCGAGCGGGATTGCGAGCGCCTGCAATTCCGAGGGCTGCAATTCGACTTCGCTGAGAGACTCGAACGGTTCGCCGAATGTCGTGTTTGTCAGCACGCGGCGTTGATCGGGAGTTTTAGCGGCGTCGATATTGCCGGCGATGCTCGCAAGAGACTCCATCTCGCTGACGAGCGAGTTGGCGTGAAATCCGACGATGCCTTTCTCGCCGCTAGCGGTGGCAATCCATGAACCGGCGCGGAGCATATTCAATCGGCCGGCTTCGTCCGTGGCCTCGCCGCAGTCGAGACATTGCAGTTGCGCCGCCTCAGGCTTACCCGGTTCGAAAACGATGCGTTCTTTCGCCAGGGGCGCGACGACGCCGCAGGCGGGACAAGCGACGTGAAAGAGACGCTTATCGCTGCGCTCATACCAAGCGGCAATGCGACTCGTCGCCTTGAACGTCGGCGTTGAGCTGAGAACCGTAATGGCGTTACGCCAGGTGGTAGTACGCTTGATCGCCGCCGCGACCGGATCGCCTTCGCCTCCCGGAAGGGAAGCACAGAAGCGGTCAATCTCGTCTTCGCAGACGAGCTTGACTGATCGCGCGGCGAGGTCGGTCGGCTTGAATGACGACGCGGTATGCAATTCGCCGCCGGGGAAGCTCTTTGCGTCCTTCGAGTCAACTCCTTTCGCGCCGGCGCCGACGACACTGCGGAGCGCGGGCGTCGCCGCTATGAGCTTGTCGAGCCGGTCGCGCACGTATGAATGCGCGGCGGACTCGTCTGGCGCGACGTACAATATCGGCCCAGGATCGTTGATAACCGAATTGGCCAAGATGCAGTCGATCGCAGTCGACTTGCCAATCTGCGCCGCCGTCATGAAGACGACGACCTTTGCGTCCGGCTCGGCGACGGCGTCGACCATTCCCTTTTGCGGGACCGTCAGCCGGAGCGCGCCGGGGCGCGAGACGCCTTGCGGGAGAACTAGATTCGCCTCTGCCCACTCGCTCGGCGCGATCCGGGGCGGCGGCTTGAGCGCCCCCAGGAAGGCGGCGGCGACGGCGAGCGTCATTCGGTCGAGTCTCCCAGGATGTATGTGTCGAGCGACGACAGACGAGTGAGCGCGTCGTGTATCGCTTGATCGACGATCGATTGCGCTTTGGCGGGATCGTTCGTCGCGGCGAGGTCGGCCGCGGTGCGGGCGCCGACGCCAGACAAGCCGCTGCGAACATGGACGGCGAGATCGCGTGCTAGGGCGATGGCGGCGTCGCGGTCGACAAGGCGGCCCTCAATCTGCGCGACGGATATTTCCATCTTGCGCGTTCGCGCCGCCTCATATGCGGCCTTCGCCGCGGACAGGGCGGAGACGTTGCCGGCAACACCGTCGCTCAGCGCCGTGTCGTCGCCGCCGGCGACGTGGCCGACGCTGCGCGCCGGATCAATGAGCGCGAGGATCGTCGCGACGGCTTTGTCGAAGACGAACTTGTCGTCGGGGCCTTTGCGCATCCCCGCCGCCTTCAAAATTGCAGCGGCGCGCTGACGGCTTGTGTGCGTCTCATCGGCGATAGTCGTTATGTTGGCGCGCCGCGGCATGCGGGCGCCTTCGTTGATTTGATCGGTCATGGGTTGTTCCGGTTGTTAGAGATCGGCGCGAAGTCCGGCTGCGCGCTGCGCCACCGGGACGATGCCGGCGATCTTGATCGAGCGTTCGATCGTCCGCCGGGGGACGCCGAGTTCGCGGGCTGCGAGGCGCTGTCCGCCCTCGGGGCGATGGCCTCGCCCATCTTCGCGTTTACTTTCAATCGGCGCAAGTTGCGCCGATTGACCGCCCCGCCGCTCAGCCAACGTGACCCATTCGGCGGTCTGCGCGGCGCGGTCGAGTTCGCACAGCTCGGCGCGGACTATCAAGAAATCAGCGGCTCAAAACGAAAAAGCCGGGGGCAGCGCTCCGCGGACGGTCGGCGGGAATGCTGCGGTAGTACCTTTGAGGGCGCGGCGCCCCGTTCGCAGCCCCGGCGCCGCGCAGTTATAGCTTGGCGTAGCGTATCGGCTGCGTTGGCGCCGTAGTGCGAACTCGCGACTTAGTCGGCGCCTTCGCTGGGAAGCGCGCGGGAGCCGCTTAGCGCTGCGGCCACGGCTTCGGAAGTGCGGATTCTCATTTGCGCTTCGGCTTGCTTTTGCCAAGCGATGCGTGCGGCCCCGCCCTCTTGCTTCATGCTCGTTACGAACATCTCTCCCTCGACGCGCTTGATGTCACCCTTACCGGGGCCGAAGCGCCGCATGATGATCGATTTGCCGGAGTTTGCGCCGAATATCCCGAACGCTCTTCGGACTTGAAGATGCGACGAACCCCCTCCAGACAGCTTTTCGATCGCGGCGGCGAGCGGCCCTTTGCGTGCGGCGGCGTTCGCCAACGCCGCATCGTTCGTGTCGGCGATACTCACGTCGACCGTGTTGATGGTCCAAGTCGCGGTGAGATCGCTAGCGCGTGCGGCGCGAACTGTCGCAATGCCTTTCTTGGCGCGAGCGCTAGACACGTCCATGTCGCGGGCGCCGGCGTCGAGGGCTGTGCGTCGAGCGTCGCGAGCGACCTTGCTCACGACGCAGCGCATGGCGCGCGGGATTTGCTCGGCGGCGCTGTTGAGCAGCGCCTCAAACTCGCGTGTGTCGAGGCGGATCGAAATCGACATGGTGAAAACCTCCAGCAATCGGGACGCGGCTGCGGTTTCATCCGCCGTCAGCCGCGCCCGATCGCGCTCGACGCATCGGCTCCGATGCGGAGTTGTGGCCGATCGACGCGGGGAAGCGCGACGCGTCGACCGGCCGATCGTCGCGCCGATCTCCGGTGCGACGAATCTCGTTAGGCTGGATTGGCAGAGAAGCCCGCCGGCGGCGATCTTCGACCGCGGCCACTCCAAGGGCGGCGAGATCGACGAAGTCAGCTAGGCGACGCGCGCTCGCGCGGCGGGGCCCTAAGCGGTCTGATAGCTCACATCGATCCGGCCGGCGGGCAATGCCGAACCGTCGATCAACCGAACAGTGTCGCCATCGAAGGCGAAGGCGGCGGCGAACAAGAACGGCCTCGATCCGGCGCGATATTGCAGTGTGAAGCGA